AACTAAGCGACCAATTTACAATGCAATCCAACCAATGAACGCAGCTGGTGATGTACGTCCATCATCAATTCGTGGAAATGTATTAGGACTTGATCTATACGTAGATAAGAACTTCTCACAAACTACATTCGATGATAACTCTGCAATCATTCTTGCACCAGAAGCATTTACTGTTTATCGCTCACCTCAGGCATTTATGTCTGTTAACGTGGTATCTAATTTGCAGGTACAGGTTGCGATCTACGGATATATGGCAACAATCGCCAAAATGCCTTACGGAATTATTAAATTCGCAAAGGCGTAATAACCAAGTAATAATCCTCTGGGGTTTAGTAGCCCTAGCCCCAGGGGAGCTTTTTTAAGAGAGGAATACAATGGCAGCCACCTATGTAACCAAAGCTGAGTTACGCACTAACTTAGGTATTGGCTCTTTGTATACCGATGCAGTAGTAGAAGAAGTCTGCCAAACAGCGCAGGATTTACTTAATCAGTATTTATGGTTTAATGATGCACCAATAGTTGCCGCAGGATTACAAAACAATGTAGCCACTTTAGTATTAGCAAACCCAGGCATTTATGTAGTAGGTCAAACAATAAGCGTAGAAGGCTGTGGCAGTATCTATGGCGGCCAGCATGTAATTACTGGCACAATACCTGGATCTAATATCCCAATATCAATCGCAAATACATTTTACAATTTCTTTTACAATTACTCATGGCCTAATGGCTATTCATTTATTCAGTTTGCAAAAGTACACGCAAACGACCCATTTCATAGAATTCTTCCATACGGCAAAGCAGCAGGCCAAGACACTAAAGAAGATGATTACTCTGTGGTACCCGCAATCAGAGAAGCAGCGATGATCATAGCTGTAGACATCTGGCAAGCTAGACAAGTTAGCCAGACTGGTGGGGTAGGTATGGATGGGGTCAGTGCTAGCCCTTATCGGATGGGTTATCAACTGATTAACAGAGTACGTGGCCTCATCCAGCCATATTCAGCGCCTGCATCACTGGTAGGTTAATATGCCAGCTGCGATTACCACACTACGTAGCACACTAGCAAACGATTTAGCAAACGCTGGCGTGTGGTCTGTGTTTGCCTACCCACCAGCCACATTACTTGTAAATGCAGTGACAATTACTCCAGGTGATCCATATATCGTACCAAGCAATAACGATCATGTAACAGTATTGCCTTTAGCAAACTTTAGAATCTTAATAACTAAACCTGCGTTAGATAACCAGGGTAATTTGGCTGGTATGGAAGATTACATATTAGCCGTAGTAACAAAGTTAGCAGCATCATCGCTGACACTTAATATATCAAGCATTTCGGCTCCAGCAATCGTAAACGCTCAAAGTGGCGATTTATTGGTGTCTGAAATAACAGTATCAATCCTAACGAGCTGGAGTTAATTATGAGCAAAGAAGAAGATTTAGCCTTCTTAATAAAGACAGGCCAAATAAAAGAAGCACCAAAAGAAAAAGTACAACCTAAAAAGGAAGAGGAATAACAGTGGCAATATACTTAAACAATAACGTAGGCATCAAGCTAGCGACCAACGCTGCGCCTACTACACCATCGGTTGACATTAGCGACCTAGTATCTAGCGCTGTTATCAATCAAATCGTGGATGAGCTAGAAATTACTGCGATGGGTGATACCGCACACCGCTACGTAGCAGGTCTACAATCAGGCACATTTACAATCGACTTTATGAACGACTGGGCAACATCTGAGATAAGCCAGACTCTTAATGAGGCATTTGGCAAGACTCTAGCTGTATCAGTAATTACAGTTAAGGGCACTACAGTTTCAGCTGCTAACCCTACTTACCAGTTCTCAATCTTAGTAAATAACCTAACACCAATTGGATCAGCTGGAGTAGCCGAAATTGCTACATCTAGCGTTACATTTACTGTAAACTCTGGAATCACAGTATCGCCATCAGTGGCGTTCTAATTAAGGAGTAACAATGGCAAAGCTTAAAATTACTAGGGCTAATGGTGAAGTCACAGAACACAAGATAACACCAGGAATTGAATATAGCTTTGAGTTGAAGTGGGGCGCAGGTATTAGCAAGATTTTGCGTGAGCATGAACAGCAAACCCATATTTTTTGGTTAGCTTGGGAGTGCTTGCGCAAGTCTGGCGCACAGGTACCTATATTTGGAGTTGAGTTTATAGACAGCCTAGAAACTGTCGAGGTATTAGACGAAGAAAAAAAATAATAAAGCGGGATTCTATAGTTTATGGCATAGCAGCATTAGCCGTAGAAACTGGGATACCGCCTAGCGAGTTTATCAATATGGACTCGGAGATGTATCGGGCTATTATTCAAGTGATAACCGATAGAGCCGAAAGGGTTAAGAATGCCAGCAGAAGTCGTAGGCGTTAAAGACGTTCTTAATGGGCTCAGTTTTATCGATGAAGATTTAAGGGCAAAAATTAGCAAGGCTATTGATCCATTAATGCGAGCAGTAGCAGAAAAAGCCAAAGGCTTTGTGCCATCTAATGGTCAAGTATTATCAGGATGGTCTAAGCCATTATCTTCTGCTATTGAAAGACCATTCCCAAAGTATGATGGCAGTGTAGTTAAAGCTGGTATTGGATATAACCCCGGCAAAAATGTAGCCACAAAAAATGGCTGGCAAGTAAGCCAATATGTTTACAATGTAAGCAGGGCTGGATCTATCTACGAAACCGCAGGCAGATTAAACCCACAAGGTAGAGCGCCATTTACATTCAAGCATGAGGGTAGCGGTACTTATGTTAGAAAGTCTGCTAAGAGTCAAGCGTTAGATTTTTATGATTCTAATAACCCATTTGCTAGCCAGCAATTTATAGGTGCTTTAGAGCCAGTAACAAAGCCTAAGCGAGTACCAGGCGCACGTGGGGCAACAGGTCGAAAGATGCAAGGCCGTTTAATCTACAAGGCTTGGGCGCAGGATAATATAAAAGTATACGATGCCATATTAAAAGCCATAGATAAAACAGCTGTGGAATTTACACGCAAGACTGAAATTAAGAAGGTGGCATAGTGGCCAATATATTTGTAGCAGCCTCGGCAACCTGGAATGGTAAGGCGCTTAAAAAGGCTAAGCAAGATGTAAGCGTATTTGATAAGCAAGTTAAAAAATTAGGTACAACTTTACTAGGTGTCTTTAGCGCTAGGGCTTTATACAATTATAGTAAGAATGCTGTTAAAGCATTTGCAGCCGATGAAAAGGCCGCCAAATCTTTAGAGGTTCAATTAAAAAATACAGGCTTTGCATTTAGTTCACCAGCCGTAGAGTTATACATAGCGAATCTACAAAGAGCCACAGGCGTACTTGATGACCAACTACGTCCAGCATTCCAGCAATTACTAACTGTTACAGGTTCAATTACTTTAAGTCAAAACGCATTAAACACAGCGCTTAACGTATCAGCTGCCACAGGTAGATCTTTAACTGAGGTTACAGCGGCATTAGCCAAAGGGTACGCAGGTAATACAACATCATTAACTAGATTAGGTGCAGGATTAAGTAAAACCACGCTAAAGGCTGGCGATATGGATGCAATCCTTACAGAATTAAACAATAAGTTTGCAGGTCAAGCACAGGCTAGATTAACTACCTATGCTGGCAAGATGGATTTACTAAGAGTAGCCAGCGAAAATGTAAAAGAAGAAATAGGCAAGGGCATACTAGGCGCTTTAGATGCATTAGGTAAAGACACTAACCTAGATGAAACTACAGCCAAGATGGAAAAGTTAGGAAAGACTACAGGCCAGACTATTACAGGCTTAGGCGTTTTACTTAAAACATTATCAGATATACCTGGTCTTGGTGCATTAGGTAGAGCAGCTTATGAAACCAGCACATTTGGATTATTAGCCAGATTAGCCAGAGAAAATCAAAAGGGTAAATTCCCTACTGCACCTGCTAGAGAAACTCCAGCACAAGGCCGTATCCTTGCTGCACAAAGAAGGCAAGAACTTAGAGCATCTCAGGATTTATTAAAATTAAAGAAGCAAGAAGTAACCACATTAAAGGCTAAGACTGCTTTAGATCAATTAAAAGAAAAATTTGATATAGAACTAATTGGCTTACAAAAAGCACGTAATGAAGCCACTACAGATGAGGTCAAAGCAAGATTAGATGGCTTGATCGCTATTGCTAAGAATGATGATGCATTAGCCAAAAAAGCATTAGTAGAATTAAAAGCAGCCGAAGAGTTACAAAAATTAGCAGATGCGGCTAAAAAAGCAGCCGATAGTCTGGGCACATTTGATCCAGCCAAATTTAGAATGGGCGAGAATAAAGATCTAGGCATGGATGCTTTACAGATATTAGCCGCACTAACCGCTATGCAAGGTGCTGCAAGTGGTTTAGCACCTTTAGCTGGTATGGGTACTAAAGCTGGCAAGGCAGCCGACACATTAGCCTATGGCCAAAAATACACAGATCTCAACGAGGTATTAACTGGTGGTAGCGTATTTGATCCAAGTTTCTTTAGACGTGGTGAATCAGCAGATTTAAGAATAACTGTAGATACAGCTGCTACAGGCGACAGATTCGCAGCATTAATAGCAGAGAGTTTACAGATAGCCCAGAAGTCTGGCGTATCGTATGGTATCGCTGGCGGTTTGTAATGACAGTACCTGTAGTAAATGCTTTCATAAACTTTAGCACTGGGCCATCATTCGCTCAAGCTATGATATTAGACCAAGGCATATTAGGCACAAATATATTAGGCGATAGTGCATCTATTATTGTTGATGTATCAAATCAAATAAACAGAATTGAAACCAAGCGAGGCCGTAACGCTTTGATAGATCAATTTCAAACTGGCACACTTACCTTGCGCATAGTAGATCAGAATGGCGATTTTAACCCACAGAATCCATCTAGCCCATACTTTACATATTTAACACCTATGAAGAAGGTGCAGATTACTGCTACATATAACAGCGTTACTTATCCTATATTTTCAGGATTTATTACAAGCTACGTTACTACCTATCCTAGAGAAGCAGAAGATGTAGCCTATACAACCATACAAGCTGTAGATGCTTTCAGACTTGCTTACAATGCACAAATAAGCACTGTTGCAGGTGCTACTGCTGGTGATCTATCAGGTACACGTATTAACCAGATATTAGATGAAATTGACTGGCCAGCGACTATGCGTGATGTCGATGCAGGTTTAACTACATTACAGGCAGATCCTGGCACAAATAGAACTGCATTACAGGCCATGACTACTGTGTCAGAATCAGAATATGGCGCATTATATGTAGATGAAAGCGGATCGTTTGTATTTCAGGATAGAGCAGTTACAGCTGGATCTATCGGTGGCACACCCACAGTATTTAATGATGATGGCACAGGCATACCTTACGCAGATGCTCAATGGATATTAAACGATGTGCTTATATTTAACAAGGCTACAATTACTCGAGCTGGTGGATCACCACAGGTAGCATTAAACCAAGCATCTATAGATAAATACTTTTTGCATAGTTATTTCTTAGATAATCTTTTAATGCAAAGCGATGCAGTGGCGCTAGATTATGCCCAGGCTTATGTGGCTAGTAGGCAAGAAACCTCGATCCGAGTGGACAATATAACCCTGGATCTATACACGCCTAACTACAACAGTGGAGTAATAGCAGCTCTAAATCTAGATTTTTTTGATCCGATTACAGTGAGTACTACCCAGCCAGGCGGTAGCGTAATTAGTAAGACTTTACAGATTTTTGGGGTTGCCATGAATATAACCCCGAATAGTTGGAAAACCACATTCACGACACTAGAGCCCGTTATAGATGCATTTATCCTAAA